GGACCAGCGGGGCATGAACGACTACCAGTGTGTGCGATTCCCCAAGGTGCAGGTGGACCGAGCGCCCTGCCGGACCGGGTATGCCTGCCCTGACCTGTACGGCCCCGGTTGCCACTACTACGGGCAGTTGAACCGCACCCGGCAGTCCAACCTGGTGGTGAGCAACTACGCCTACTGGATGGCCCAGTCCCACTACAACAGGGACGGGCTGGACCTCGTTTACAGGGATGACAACCACCAGGAGATCAGACGCAACAGTCCCGAGCTATTGATATGCGACGAGGCCCACGAGGCAGGCAAGGCTATCGAGAACTTCATGCAAGTGAGCTTCAGCGCCAGGGATAGGGCCTGGATACGCTGGGGAGAGGACTGGACGTACCCGCAATGGGCACAGGCCTGCCATAGAGCCTTACCTAGGATAGATGATGAGTGTCAGGTCATCCAGACAAGGTTAAACGCCACCGAGCCAGAGAGTGACCGTCACCAGGATGACACCGAGTCCGTACTGTACCTCCAGGGGCTGGCCAGGCGGTGCCAGCGGTGCATCGACTACTGCCAGGACTGGGTGCCTGAGACCAGAGGTGAAACAGCGGTCTGGACACCAGTGTGGCCGGGACGGTACAATCGATACCTCGTCCAGCATGTGCCTAAAGTGCTACTCATGTCGGCTATGTTTACCAAGCCCATGATGGAGCAGTTGGGCATCCAGGGACAGTGGATAGACAGCCCATCGCCATTCCCGGTGAGGAACACACCCATCACGCATGTGAAGACGGTGCGGGTGGACCACCGGGCTGAGGAATCGGAGATGTTGCAGTGGGTGGAGCGCATCGACCAGATCATCCGGGACCGCCCAAATCAGAAAGGCTTAATTTTCACGGTTTCCTATGCCCGTGCCAGGTTTCTGGCACAGCATTCAACCCAGGTGGATTCCATGTTGCAGCACACCACAAGAAACGTAGCCCAGGTGGTAGACGAGTTCAAGAAGGCCAAGGCACCCAAGGTGCTGGTCTCACCGAGCGTCACCACTGGCTACGATTTCCCCGATGACCAGTGCAACTACATCATCATCGGGAAGGTGCCCTATCCTGACACCAGAGCAGCAATCGTGAAGGCCAGGCAAGCGGAGGACAAAAGCTGGACAGCCCAGTTGGCCATGCAGATTCTGGTGCAAGAGGCGGGACGTGGGACAAGGAGCGCCCAGGACCGCTGCCAGGTGATCATAGTTGATGATGCCTGGAAGTGGTGGTGGCCCAGATATCATGACCTGGCTCCAAGGTGGTTCAGGGACCGGGTGGTGCCGGGATCGCTAGGTCAAGTACCCAAACCGATTTAAATGGAGGCCTTAAATGGCTGCTATAAGTTTCAAGCCCTCGGAATTTTCGGAGGGTGGAGAGTTTCCCAGAGGGACTATGGAGATCACCAACGCACGGTTCGACATCCATGAGTGGAAGAAGGACGGCCAGGTGAGCGAGGGCAGATTCGGGTCCAGCTCAAGCATGGCGGCGATACTGGAGCTTACCAGTCACGATACCGGGACCGTGTTCGAGGAACGGGTCTACAGCGTGGGCAACCCCAGCCGCTACACCGTCTCCAATGACGGCGGCGTACTGGAGGGCAGCGAGTCGTTGAGCAAGAACTGCAACTTCGCCAAGCTCTTGCAGAGCCTGGTTGACCTGGGCTTCCCCGAGGACAAGCTGGACGGCAATGTCCGGAGCCTGGTGGGCCTGGTGGCGCACTGGGACCAGCCCGAGGAGGGGAAGAGCCTGATACTGCCGATGCAGGTCTACCAGTTCCCCGGCGATGTCAGCGTCAACGGCCAGCAGGCCAGCGCACCGGCAGCGCCAGCGGCCAAACCGAGTGAGGTCATCGAGCTGGGCGTCGGCCTGGTCAAGGAGATGCTGGTGTCCAACGCCGATGGGGCCACCCGGCAGGCGCTGTCTGCCCAGGCCTTCAAGCTGAAGGACCAGCACGAGGACACCCAGATAGCCTTGATGAACATCATCTACACCGATGAGTTCCAGGAGGCGCTGGCCGGGGTGGGAATCAACCTTGATGGGGAGCGTTTCGTCAATGCCTGATCTGCTTGAGACCATTGAACTGTCCATGACCACTGCCGCCGATCTGCTGGACCCGCCACCGGAGAGGGACGAGACCAAGGACCATGTGTCGAGCCTGGTCAATGAAGCGGTGAAGGTCACCGGACAGGGACGGTCTTATGATAGCGAACCTACCCAGGAGGGCTGGAACATCATGGCCCTGGGTAGGATCGCAGAGGCAGTGCTGAGACCTATCATCATCCAGGAGGCAGATAAGCGAGGTTGGCGCTTCCAGGCGCAAGTGGAGAGGGAGGTGGATGGGATCATCGGAAGCCTGGATGGAGTGCTGACCTCGCCAGCCGGGGTGGAAGCTGTGGTTGAGTGTAAGAGCCGCCACAGCAGCCCCGGCGATCCCACCGAGAACTGGAGATACATGGCCCAGGTCCAGGCATACCTGTACATGTCGGTATGCACCGTGGTCTGGATGCCTATCCTTTACCTGCCCAGGAGGGGCGCACCCAATGCGGAGCTCAGGCTCCACATCATCGAGTTTGAACCGAGGGAACTGGTCGAGAACTGGATGATGCTGAGGAATCTTAGGAGGAAGTATGGTAACCCTTGAAGACCTGAAGAGGGACGGGTGGCAGTCTGAGGCAAAGGCTGCACCCAGAAGGACGATCATATCCATAGAGGGACTGGACAAGACCGGGAAGACACATCTGGCGCTGACCGCTCCGGAGCCTATCGTGTACATGGACCTGGATGTAGGCACCGAGGGCGTGATCGAGTCGGTCATGGCCGAGAAGGAAGCTCTGCTGTATCAGGCAGAGCAGCCCAGTAAACTGGGACCATCCTCCGAGCTTATGAACAGGTTTGGAGATGTCTGGAAGGATATTCAGAGGCAAGCCGCTCAGGCACTGCAACTGGAGGGCGGCACCCTGGTCATCGACACCTTCGGTGAGGCCTACGAGATTTGCAGACTGGCCCACTTCGGCAAGCTGGCCCAGGTGCCATCACACCAGTATGGCATCGCATATAGCGATCTTAGGGAGATCGTCCGGGTAGCCTACAAGAGCAAGATGAACCTCATCCTGCTCCACAAGCTGGGTAAGGACTTCAACACCGGAGAATTGACCTACCAGGGCTGGAAGGATGTCCCTTACTACGCCCAGACCACCATCCGGACCCACCGGGAGAACACGCCCGATGGACCTGTATTCAGCGCCGAGGTGATGGCTTGCAGGCCAAAGATGGAGCTGATGGGAAAGCGTTTGATGTCCGGTCAGGTGACCGGCCCAGGCCAGTACCCCCACAGCCTAGACATAACCAGGCTGCTAACACTGATCCACGGGTAACCTGTAACAAGTGTGGGGGGCTGGTGCGGTACGACGGGGACTTCCCCGCCTTCGTTTGTCTTATCTGTGGATATCTGCTGTACCTCCCCTCCCGGAGGCCAGACCATGATTTTTGTGACCAGCCATGACAATGACAAAGACCTCGCCAGGCAACTGTCCGAGGCGGCTGTGGTGCCCATCCCCTACGGTGACATAGTGTTCCACGGCGTGGACGAGGCACTGGTGTGCGGGGAGCGGAAGAAGGCCTCGGACCTGGTGCGCTGCATCAACGACGGCAGGCATGTTAAGCAGGTCCAGGACGCCCTGGGCGCTGGATTCAACTACTACTTCCTGGTGGTCGAGGCCTCGTTCCGGCAAGCTGAGAGTGGGGAGGCCGAGTACAAGTCCGGTCCCCACTGGACGCACAGCGGAATGAGCTGGGCCAGGCTCCAGGCATATCTGAACGAGCTCCACTACCAGATGGGCGTCCACGTCATGTACAGCAGCGGCGTGAAACAGACGGCAGACCTCGTCCGGAGTATATATAACTTCTTCCAGGCTACCGAGCATAGTTCGCTGAAGAAGTTCTACGCACCCTCCCCCCTGCTGCTCAGGCCTCCAAGCCTGGTGCGACGGGTGGCCAAGGAGTTCACCGGCATCGGCTGGGAGCGGAGCCTGGCGGTGGAGGGTAGGTGGGGCAGCGTGAGGGACATGGTGAACGCCACCGAGAAGGAGTGGACCGAGGTGGACGGGATCGGCAAGGGGATAGCCAGGAAGATAAGGGAGGAGTTGGAATGATGGAATCTATTGCCAATATCTCGACCAGCAAAAGGACTTGCGAAATAGGTAATGGTGACCACCTTTGCTTGTTGCTATTGTTCCATGATGGTAAGCATCAATGCTACGCCTGCAAATGCTATTGGGGGAACTGATGGTCTGCCCACATGAACCAGCCTCTAACGAGACTACGGGCGGGATGTGTCTCAGGTGTCTCTTGGAGGACTTCTGTGACGATAAAGGGTTTCCAACCAGAGAATGTCCCAACTGTGCAGGGATAATTATCCTGGAGCCAATAGGCTACGGCGTTTGTCATGGATGCGAGAAGGTAGCAAAGGAAGTGCAGGAGGAGTTGGAATGAGTCACCCCCATAACTGGGTGAAGTGCAGGAAGTGTAACCGGGAATATTGTGACAGGTGTAATCTGAAATGCCCATATTGCTAGGAGAAGACATGAAGTACAAAGTGGCCATGAAGACAACAGGAGATAAACACTGGGTGATAAATCCATTGGAGTTCGAGACTGAAGATGAGGCAAAGAACTTCGGCTTGGCTCTGGAGAAGGACTGGTATGCCACAGTTGAATGGACAGTGATGGTACAAGACACCGGAAGGCTCTACCCTGTGCCATCCACCAGAATACATACAGGCCTATCCTGGGTAACAGAACCGGAGTAGAGAGGAGGTGAGTACTGTGAGCTGCGGCCAGGTCAAGTTCATCTGGTGCCCCAACCACCACGGGAATGGAGTTATAAGACCTGTTGATTGGGATGAAAGAGACGAGAGTGCTATCCACTGGCAGTGTGAGAAGTGTGGGGTGGTGGTGAGCCGGGTAGCACCCAGGGACTGGTACCCGTCGAGTGACGTACAACTGGAGTTCGACCATGCTGAATGAATTAAGCCTGTTCTCCGGCTACGGCGGGATGACCCTGGGCCTTCGTTTGGCTGGATTGGAGGTGAGAACTATTGGCTACGTTGAAATTGAACCCTACTGCCAAGAACTTCTCCGCACAAGAATACGAGATGGTCTCCTTAGCTGGGCCCCGGTGGTTACAGACATTACCAGTGCCGATTTTAGGCCAATGGCCGGACTGGTGGATATCATCACTGCGGGATTCCCGTGCCAGCCCCACAGTACTGCCTCCGGACGGCCCAAATCAGGGAGTGATCCCCGTAATCTCTGGCCTGACACGTTCCGGGCTATCCGGGAAGTGCAGCCTCGCTACGTCCTGCTCGAAAATGTTGAGGCCATCACATTTAGGAACGGAGGAGCCAGGGCTTTTGTCCATGGAGTGGAACGGGACCTGGCCTCAATCGGGTATGGTGGTAGATGGGACTGCATACCGGCTCACTCCATCGGTGCGCCGCACAGTCGCTGGAGGTGGTGGCGTATTGCCTACGCCACAGGCAGCAGTAAACCTACCCAACAAGAATGCCAACACCAGGAGGTGGAATGGGAACAACAGCCTGGGGGCTATGGCGAAAGCGGGGTGGTGGCCGGATGGGACTGGTCCGAGTGGCCTCCTGAGTCCAGAGTTTGTGGAGTGGATGATGGGATTGCCCATTGGTTGGAGCGGCATAAAGCCCTTGGCAATGGAGTCATACCAGCGGTGGTTGCGAGGTTTCTCTCATGACTAGCTTCTACGACATCAACCATGACTGCAAGGCCTGCCCACTGAGCGAGGGCTGCAAGGCTCCCGTGCCCGCCGTGGGGCAGGGCAGGGTGATGCTGGTAGGCGAGGCACCCGGCAGGAACGAGGACAAATTTGGCAAGCCCTTCACCGGGGATGCCGGTAAGTACCTGGACAGCCTGCTGGCCAGCGTGGGGGTGAAGCGCACCGAGGTCATGATCTCCAACGTGGTCAAGTGCAGGCCGCTCCGCAACAGGACGCCCAGCAAGCAGGAGGCTGACTTCTGCGCCAGCCGCTGGCTGGACGTGGAGGTGGAGATAAACCAGCCGGATATCATCGTGGCCATGGGCAAGGTGGCCATCGAGCATTTCCTGGGGGAGGGGGTGACTGTCGAGCATGTGCATGGCATCCCCGTGGGCAACGTCCTGCCCATCTACCACCCCGCTGCCGGGTTCTACGACACCCGGCTGATGAGGGCCATCCAGAGTGACTTCGAGGTGCTGGGTAAGCTGGTCAAGGGACTGGAGATAGAGCACCCGGTAGACGAGCTGGAGGCGGTGTACAGCGAGGTGCTGCCGTCAGAGGAGCGGAAGTCCTACGTCGAGAAGACAGCCTGGGACACCGAGGTGGTGGACAACAAGCTATGGAGCTTCCAGGCCAGTGATAAGGCGGGGACCGGGGACTTCATGGACGCCGGGGTCTGGGGCTTCATACCGGGGGACAAGAGGTCTGTGGTACACAACTACCTTTATGACGCCAGGTGGATACCGCTGCCCGATGACACCGATGACACCATGCTGATGGCCTATGTGCTGGGACTGCCCCAGGGTTTGAAGGAGCTGGCCTGGCGGCTGTGCGGCATGGAGATGAAGAGCTACCACGAGGTGATAGGAGGGCACCGCAGGCAGAAGGGCATGGACTACCTGGAGAGGGCAGCAAAGCCAGGTACGGCCCTTCCTCCAACCTCCAGGAGCAGTGACCTGCCTACTAGTAGTGAGTCGGAAGCTATCATAACTGACTCCCAGGAGAGACTCTCCTTGATGAAGACCTGCCTCCAATATCTCCTTGATGACCCAGGTCACACTGCCGGGGAAGTAGGAGATGCTACTGGTCTAGGCCACCAGCGTGTGTGGAGACGTATATCCGATCTCAAGAACCTGGACCTGGTGTTCTCGGTAGGGGCAAGAGCCTGGACTAATAACCGGAACCAAGCTATCTGGTGGCCCTCAGAAGGAGCAAGTGTGGATAGGCTGGATGACTGGCCTGACCCACCCGAGCTGGAGAACGTGGTCTGGAACAAGAAGGACAACAAGCTGGAGGTGCAGCGCAAGCGGCCCCAGAACATCGGGCGCAAGATCAAGCGGATACTGGCCGATGTGATGAGCGGCAAGGTGCTGAAGGATGGGCCAGTAGACCCGTGGGCCAGGTGGCACAAC